GACCCATCGCCTGAATCTGCTGATTCGCGGCTTGCAGTGCGGGAGATTCATCTGCTTCGGAAGTGAGTTTCGGATCAATGGTCTTGGCAAACCGTTTCGCCATCTCCTGAGCACCAGGCCAATCCATGTTCTTGACGAACAGGTCACCGGCAACAGCCCAAAGTTCTGGATTACCCTGTAACAACTGAGCCATCGCTTCAAGAGATTCCTGACGCTTGGTGGCGTAGTTCGGGCCTGTGGTGACAACTACATCGTACTTACCTACACTCGGGTTGTAGATCTTCTCAATGGTGACACCGTTCTGATCCTGAATGACGCGAACCGGCTCCTGCTGAGTCGGGTCAATCTTCGCCATCTTGGTCTCACCATCCTCACCGATGATGCGAGCGATGCGCTGGGTATCGTAGATTTTCGGGATGAGGTCAACGAGCTGCCGGGTGACATGACGCACCGCACGAGCCAGATTATCGACATAATGATAGGTGCCTACGTCAGACTCACGCTGGCGAGCGAGAATTGCCTTACCAGACCGCTCATTCGACTCCTGACCGAGTGAAGCATCATACTGACCGGTAGTGTTCTTAATGTCCTCAGATGCGCCCATTTTGGCCTGAATAAGCCCCGTCTGAGCCATCGGAGGGGTGGAACGCTGAGGTAGTGGTAAAACACCACCCTGACCATCAGAAACGTCAGGATTGACCTCCAAATAGGGCCAATTGTTGGTATTTGCAGTCTTCCACTGAAGCTCATAACCCTCAAACTGACCCGCATACCCGATAAATGGAGCTTTTGGAGCCAGAGCCAGCATCTCAGCTTCCTGAGATGTCCAGTAATTGTAAAGTCTCTGAGCATCTTTCGCGTTACGAACTAGCCCAGAGACGTACAATCGACCCTCTACTTCAAACTCATTACCGACAACACGGACGACAGGTATCCATTTACCCGCCCACTCGCGTTCCTCGAGAATCTCGTAACCATTGGTCTTGCACCACATGATTTTCCGTATCTCGGACTCACGAGTGCGTATCGGCTTACCATAAATGGCCTTCAACTGCTTGTCTTCAGGCGTACCTTCGAACACGGAGCTGGCATCCGGGTACAAGTTCAGCTTCTTTTTCTTGCAGTCAACGTAAAAATACTCGGCAATCTTGACCGTGTGCTGACCAATCCACTGGCTGATCTGCTGGTCACCTACACCAAGGGTCTGGAGGGTACTGATCGGCGCAGCATCGGGATACAGGTACTCGTATTCCTCTTTAGTGATGTCCTCAGTGATGAAACACCACTTGGCATCAGCACCCGTAGGATCTTGGATCAACGGGTCCATGTAGACGCTGAAGCTATTGCGAACCCGTCCGATCTTGATATCCTGATCGAAACTGCCTTCGTCACAATAGTCAGTCAATATTCGTATGTACCCTTCGCCATACGCCACCTGATTCTCACAGGCGGTGTCGTAGGCTACGTCAGCGTCCGAGATGTACTGGATATGACGAACTACGCCGTTGAATATCTCAGCGACCTCGACATCAGCCTTGTCGTCAGCGGGGATGACCTTACCCGATGGGCGATTCTGGCGCTGGTCGTTGGTGACCTGGTGAACGTGCTGAGGGAGTTTGTTGATGGTGAGGGTGGGGCGAGCGTTGATCGTCTGTCCCTGTACCGCGCCGCGAGTGGCTAGAACGTCACTGGGCCACTGGTACATATTGTCTGGAGACCCGCAATAAAATTTGAGATCGTCTAATTGATCCTCACGACTGTCCGAAAGCGCAGAAATGGCTATGTTCAAGCGTTTCCGCATCGTGGACAGCATGTCCTCTTTCGAGGTGCCACCATCTGCTACCTTACCAACAGTGTCCATTTCGCCCATCAGTGACCCATCCATCCAATTGAAGCTATTGATCTATCATAAGCTCGGCGTGGGGTTTTATCAACGCGAGCCTCGCGGTGGGCTACAGGGTATGCGAAAGTCACCGCTAGCGCGTCTGCGGCATCAGGCGATGCCAATCCCCGAGCCTTCATATCCTTTTTACTCTCCAGGAACAGCGTACCCTTTGAGTCGGGCTTAACCTTCGGAGCCGTCAAGTCGGCCTTCAACAGTCGTTCCTTCGGGATGCTCGCTGTCCGCAACCACTCCTTCATAGCGCCCCACATCTCAACGCGCTTATTGCCCCACATCAGCGGGTTCCTTGACTTATTACCGAAGTTAACACCTCTGATCTTGTATCGCTGCTCCTTGAGTCGGTCAACGATGCCACCCCCGACACCACCCTCGTCGATCACCACGAGTGCTGGACTGTACTCCTCGATAGCGTCGATGACGTGCCCAACGACTGTCATGGTGTCGTCTCCCCGGTATCGTCGAATGTCGACGATCTCACGCCCTTGCCGGATCACGATGACCGTCGAGTCCGAACCAAACCGAGCCGGGTCAACGCCTACCACGATGGGTGCGCCCATGTCCTTCACCCGAGGGCGCGTCATCGCCTCGTCCACCAAGCCAGACGGGATGAACTGGTCGTCTCCCTCGGACGGGAAACTGCCGTAGACCTCGACATGAGCCTGATACGAGTCTGACCCGTACTCATCAATGATCTGCTGGTAAATCTGCTTGGCAGTGTCCTCAACTGTCCGAGCGTCGATCTGACGAGTTTCCCAAAAATCCCTTTTAGCATTGAAACACTCATAGAAAAATCCATTGTTCCTTCTCGGGTTGCTGAACACGAGCCAGAACCTGTGTGGCGTGTTCTCAGTAAAGAAGCCCTGTGAGACGTCCCATATATTATCTGGGATACCGCTGGACTCATCGAAGACAACCATGACACCATCGTTGTTGTGCAGTCCAGCGAATGCGTCAGGGTTCTCGGCAGACCATAGCCGCCCCTCGACTGACCAATAACGAGTGCCCTTCTTCAGATCCCTTGCCACCAGGTCAGTCAGCCATGCTGCTGGCATGACCCGAGTGGCACTGATCTCGAACCAGTGACTGTTCATCGCCATCGCCAGCCACTTCGTAATCTCGGCCCATGTGATCGATCTGAGCTGCGCTTCACTGTTCGCTGAGACGATGACCGAGCTACCGATTCTGGTCGAGATCATCCAGATCACGAGCCAGCTTACCAGTGCTGACTTGCCAATGCCTCGACCGGAGGCCACGGCCATCCGCAGCATCTCATAATCGACCCTGCCGTGGTTGGCGCGGACATGGCTCGCGATAGTGGTCAGGATCTCCCTTTGCCATTTGCGCGGCCCTGCGAAGTTCTCGAGTGGTGTTCCCGATTGCTTCCACGGGAACATCCAGAGTACAAATGCGAGAGGGTCATCTTTAAGCAATGGCGACCAGATGTTACTCATCAGCGCCTGTTCTTCATCGGCGCTATATATTGTCGACTGTGCCATGTTCGATAGTTAATCCATTGGTTAGTCGGGCATCAGCAGCAGACAATGCCGATGTGATGGATATACGAGTGTGATTGTTCACATCAACGGTGGTCTGCTTACCGTAACCCCGTCTGTTTTCGCACTCCATCAGCCAACGATATTGACTGACGATGAGCGAGTCGCGAGCTACATCATTAATAGTATCAGTACCGAGGGCGTGCTTCAGTACGAAGCCAGACCACACCTCAGTACGAGCAATCTTCGCTTCTTCGTACTTCGCGGTGCGCTCCGGGTCTTTCTTTACCCATCGAAGGAATGCTCCTGGCTCCATCTGAAGCGGATGCTCTTCGACAGCGGCCATGAAGTGATAACCCTCGTACATCTTCTCGATAATGTCATCGAAAGCCGCGATGAATTTATCCTCAGGTTTGGGCGGTTTTGGTGGTTCTGGTGCGGTTAACCAGTCGGGTAAGTGCGAGGGGGTATGTGTGTCCAGCATAAGCTGCTCCTATTGGGGATATGGGGCTTATATCACGAGGTTGTTGTGGAATACAAATGTTGTACAAGGTGTCACTGAGAAAAATAAAAAATAAAAATTACAAACGTGTTACATGGGTCACTGGTTTTGGGTAAAAATTGTTCGTGATGCATTACCCCTGTAATGACCTTTCGCTTTGACCTGCCCCCCCCCCTGATGTGATGTTATAACGTAACGTCGGATCGGCGCCGCTCCCGCAGCCCCTCGCGCAGCCGCTCGACCCCCTCGACCCGCTCGACCCGCTCGATCGGCTG